AAGTCAACGGAGCTTGCAGGGCTTTGAGGTACTCCTCATTGTACTGGTGTGTCCACCGTTGAGTTTGTTGCCAATATTCTATCAACGTAAGATCGTTAACGGCTGGCCCTTGGTGACACCACTTCTCATAGTCGCTCACCGAGTTGCCCATAATCATGCCTGTACCAAGAGCAACCTCGTAACCAAGGTCAGCCTTCTCTGCATTAGTTAACTCTGTGACAGCGGGACTAGCTTGACCGTGCCACTTGATGTCAAGAGAATCGGTTGCGCTGCTAGAAGCATAATCACTTGGAGCAACAACTAGCCGTGCCTTGGAAACCCCACCAGCATCTGCGTTTTCAGCAGCGTAAACCTTATACTGAATGTAAGATGTGGCCTTGTCCTCAAGAGTGGCGTTAGCTCCAAGCGACCTTCCGCTAACCATCACATTGATGTATGAACCGGGGTTGAAATACTTCTCAAGGTTTTGAACCTGACTCTTGTTGAAGTTAGTCTTCTCAAGGGCGTGAGTTCCTCCACCGGGAGCCGCATCCGTTCCAGCGTTGACGGTCATCACAAAAGCAGATGAAGGAATCCATCCGTATGTGGTGTTGTTCGTTGCTGGCCCTATCGTGAGGGTCATGGCGCTGAAGTTTCCAGTTGGGACCGCGTTGGTGTTATCCGTAACCCCGGCAACCGAACGACCTTCAATCTGGAAGTAGTTAAAGTTCAGCGTGTTCCTGCGTGGAACCAGAGTGAACGGGGCAATCACAGACTGCGAACCGCCACCAGATTTCTCACCCAAGGCAACGTGCTTTGAAAGTAATAGGTCATACAGGGATTTTTCGTGCATACCGGCAAGGCGAGCCTCGGCAGTTTGTGCGATGATCCTGTCCATCCCGACTTCTTTGGCTGCTTGAGCCTCAAAGTCGCTGCGTTTGAAGGCCGTTATGTTGGCCCTTGTCAGCGAGCAGCCTGTGGATTCATCGACAAGAATATGCCGAGGAGTACAGTTGTTAGTAATTGCGCCCGCTACAGGTGTAAGCGTTGAATTAGCCATAATATATTTTACTGTTATCTACCCACATTTAGGGTAACAACAAGACTACGCTTGGCTTATGGCTAAACGCTGAAGTTTTAGAAAAAACCTAGAAGAATCTTTATTTTTGCAGGAGGTTTTTAGATTCCACTACTCTGTGGATACTGGGGAGAAGTCCATGCCCAAGGTTTTTACCAAGTCTTCACCGAATGATATGTCCTCTGCGCCCCCGGATTCCGCAGCTCCAGGTGACTTGGCTGTCCTCGCTTTCGGTGTGGTTATAGGCTTGGCATCCTCCTTAACTTTCCCTGTCTTTGTGGATTTCTTTCCCTTGCCCTTGGTGAATCCCATCTTCTCAAGCCGGTTATACTCTGATTCAACCTGTTTTTTTGCGGTATTAGAGAAGAAGTTGTTGAACATTTGCAGCACTTCATCGGGGCCGAACGTCCAGTTTTCAGTTGGATTACCCTGTGCAGCATAGGTGGCGGGGGTCATAAAGTTTTTGTTATCCCTCACCAGATGGTTGCCTCCTTTCTGCGAGAACACGTTGGACTGATGGGTAACGAAATCCACGATCCATTTCTGGGTGGAGTCGCTGCCGTCCCATGTCTTCATCCCATAGTACAGGTCAAGGTATTCCTTCCCTATCCCCTCGGCCTGATCTAGCTGTTGCTTGTAGATGGATTGAGCAAACTCGTCCTCTGTCTCCCCTGATTGCTTCAGGTTTTCGGTGAACTTGGAGAACTTCTTCTCGACGGTGGGCTTCGTCTCCAGCACCCGCATCTTCTCCTTGAGGGCGTTGATCTCGGAATCCTTTTCGGTGGCTACCTGTTGAGCAGCCAAGTCCGCAATCATTTCCCTTTCGAGTTTCTTGTGGCCGGTTAGCTTTGGCTTGTGCTTGGCGACAAACTCTTGGAAATCTGTGTCATCATCACCAAACGACCCGTCACTTTCAGATGCGTACTTATCCAGTTTGCCGTAGAAATCTAGCAGCTTTTTGGATTGTCCTTTGTATTTGTCCGGGTGTTTTCTTTCAGCAAATCGCGCCAGTTCAAGTTCCTCAAGTTGTTCAGGGACCAAGCTAGATGTGTCCTCCTCTGGTGCTTGATCTGGCTGTTGTGCTTGTTGCTGCTGTGGCGGTGTGGGGGTTGGTCGCTGCCTTGATACCTCATCGCGGACAGTACGCCGTATCTCTTCATAGTCTACCTTGGGAGCTTTGTAACTGACACGCTTCTTGGGCTTCTCCTCTGCTACCTGAACTTCTTGTGATTCTCCCCCCTCGCCCCGACCTTCGGCCTCGTTTGCCACGCTCCCTTCTTCTTCTTGGGTTTCTTGCTCTGGTTCTTGCTCTTCTTCACCTTGTTCTCCTTTCTCTTCAGGGGTTTCTGTTTCTTCTTGAACCACCCCAAGGTCTTGAAAGAGGGAATCCATAAAGGACTCTGGCTCTTCTGTCTCTTGGGTTTCTTCTACTTGCTCTTCTGTTTGTGGCTCTTGCTCCTCTACCTGTTCCGCTACTGCGATTTCACTCATTGATTTTATTGCACCATAGGCATTTGTTGTTCTGCTTCTAACTCTGCTGCTGCTTCAGCTTCCATTGGGGCGGCTGCCTGTGGTTGTTGTTGGCCTCCCAATAAATCCCTTAACCCAGCTATCTCTTGGGCGTTAGTCTGTACCGCACCGATCACTTGCTGGACAACTCCTTCCATCTCCTTGTTCGGCCCACCCAGTTGGTTGTCATCTCCGGGTGCTACCTCCAGCTTGATGTCTGTTGCCCCTGACTTACGGGCTATCTCGTTAAGCAATTCGTAGTATTTGTCCTTGCCTAATGCCTCAAGAATAACAGGTGTCGAGCTGATAATCTGGAACAACTGGATCAGGGCTTGGGCCTCCTGCACGTTCGAGCTTCGTTCCGATCCGTCTCGGCTTGTGAAGATGTAGTCGTGTATCAGATTCTTCTTACTGCCTATAACGGTATGCCTTCGCTCAAGGTCAGGCGACATAAACTCCAAGTCCTCTGGGTCTATCTCGAACCCTGCTTGTTCAATGATTGCAGGGCTGTACCGATTCTTGACCGGCAAATGGATTGTATTACTGCCCATGCTCATCAGGCTTTCGTAAACCACCCGCTTCATGGCTGCTCGTCCCTCATCAATAGCCTCGGAGATAAAGCTGTAGACCGATTCAGTCGTGTTGTTGATGGTCATTATCTCGGTGGCACTTGTTTCCCTTGGCGCGGGTTGCCCCTGTTCCTGTGGGCTTAATGCCATCAAGCGTTCGGCCATCATCAGCAGTTGGTTGATCGACTGAAAGATGGTGTTAAGGTTCCCGTTGGGTTGGCTCCGAATAATCTTGAACACATTGTCGGGGCTGGTGTCCATCCCAAGGTTGGCGAGCTTCGAGAAGGATGTCTCCAGCACATGGGTCGAGGCGTAAAAGTTATCCCCCTGCATGGTATCCCTGAACTCATCCCTCACCTTCATCCCCTCTTCTGTGTCAGGGAATATGTCCGTATTCAGTACCCCTACCGAGAACATATCCGCCTTGGCTGTCTCAAGTAACTGGCTGAACAGGTTGGATAACTGATCTTGAAACGGCATCAACTCATGGGCTACCGATATGTTTCTCAAACGGTTGTCGTTCTCGTTGAATGCAAATACGGCAGCCGGTGAGGACGGGAGGAACTCGGCAAAGATCACCGTCGAATCACCAGCTACCCGGAGATGAACCCAGAGGGGGTAAGGGTAGTCGCCTACACCCCATTGGTTGGGAATCATCTTCCAAAAGTAATCTGTAATAAACACAGAGGTATCCGTCATCTCACCAGAGTAGATGCCCACCGTGTTCTTTCTGTCGTTCCAACTGGTCAGGTCATCCTCTGTATGGGGCGGGACAATCTGCGTGTAGTAGGTGTTGAAGTAGGTGCTGTACTGGGTAAACAAGCCAGCCGTTGCAGATGTGTACCCCACCGAGTCCCGGTTGAAATACTCAGGGTTCTGCATTACATCCCCGTATCTTGCTATGTCCCAGAAGCCAATGTATTCGCTGCCAGTATCGGTGTTAACGGATGTCAGAGGGGAATCGTTATCCCAGAACACACGGCTTGGGTGCGGGTTGATCCAGCAGATGCCCTCCTTGCTGACGGTGGTCTTAATCCTTTGCCCACCCTCCATCTTGAACTCGGCATCGCTTACATCCTTCTCCCATTGAACCTCCCTCTCCCAAGCAGCCCTTGGAAATGCTACAGCGTGACCGTACAGGAACATATCCCGCATGATCTGGGTCTGGAAGTGGCGGTAGTCATACTGGTCGGCCATGATGTCCACCCTTTGAGACAGTACATCTGCCCTCAACTTACCGGCGGCGCTAGTTCCCCTTGGTTGATACTTAAAGAATGGGTACAGGTTGTTGTACTTGTTGACCTGTGCCGCCAGCCGACGAGTGACAAAGCTCCTCACTAGGTTGATGTTCACCTCGAAGAACTTTGGTAGGTCAATCTCGGTGGGCTTCCCGGCGGCATCTCGCTTCACATACTTGTCAGTAATCTTGAGCTTGCTTAACTCCTTGGCGCAGGACTCCACGTTGATCCTCTTCTGCGCGTACATGATGAGGGGAATGTTCCTGCTGTTGATGGGTGAACTGTCCCACGCCAGGTCTACGCTGCTGTAAAGGTGGTGGTTGCGTAGGCTGAAGGTGATGTGTTCGGTGATCCTTGAGGCGATTAAATCCTCTGCCTTCTCCCTTCTCTCAACGTCCTTCTCCAATGCCCTGACATCATCCTTTGACATCTTATCAAGAGCCACCTTGCTTGGTAGCTTGGCTGTGAAGAGTTCCCTTAACCGCTCGTTGGTGGTTCCGTGTGCCTTTAGTACATCAAAATCAATCATATCTTGCTTCTATTTCGGAGCGTTCCTGTAGGTAAAACAACAGAGCTATGTACGAGGGAACCCTCCCTGACCTCATCCACATCCTCAATCTGTTGACAGGGATACAGCTCCTTGCCGCCAGTTCCTCCACGGTTACATTCAGAAAAGCGCAACATCTTTTAACCCTGTCCCTGTCCCAACCCTTGAGTACCCCGGCCTTGTCGTGGATTCTCTCAAGCAGGAAAGTTGTGGCATTAGTAGCTATCTTCTTTACCGCCCATCATTACCGCCATTACGGGGGACTCCTCATCTTCATCCCCTTCTTCATCCTCATCGTCAGCATCGGCGTGTTCCACAGATACATCCTTGATTGAGAAGACAGCCTGTTCGTCAGTTAATTCGTCCAAGGTGGCTGTTATTTCCATCTTGCACTCATCGCCGGGAGCCTTGCTTGTGATGTACTCGGCCAGTTCCTCGTCATCCGCCAGGTCTAAAACTACTTTGTCCGTCATGTTGACCATTCCTGTTTACTACTCAATTTTAGGGTAACAATCAAGGGTTTCCGCAATGAATTAAATTTGGCCTTATGTCCGCCGCTCTTGGTAATTGGGAGTTATTGTTCAGGTCGAGCTTAAACATGGGGTATGTGATGGAGTCAAACTTGTGGATGTATTTGCTCCGCTTTGGTTTTGTCGGGGCTTTCTTGTCAGACTCCAGATTCATTAGCATATCCACGGAGTTAGTGCAGAGAGCCGACACATAGAACTCATCCTGAAAGAGCTTCCCTGATAGCAGCCTGACCCTTGCCTCCACGCTGCCATGCCCCTTGGGACACCCAACCATCTTGATTCGCCCATCGCTGAACCGCTCGAAGTCCCAGCTATCGTAGCTTCCTTCCCCGCCGGGATGCCATTGGTTGATAGCACTTGAGTCGGTGATGTGTTCATAGGAGAACTCCGTACCCATCTTCTCGTTCCAGTAGTCCATCCGTTGCATAATCTGCTGGGCCAGCCGCTTGTAAAGGTGGCGTTCCCCTAGATAATCCACCTCATCAAAGGCAATCCATAGGTTTCCGCGCTCGGTGGGTATCATCTGAAGGAATGTCACGGCAGAGTAAACCTGTCCCAAGTCATACCCTATGATGATTGGATGCCCCACCTTTGGCATGAGTCCCTTCCCGCTGATCTCGTCCCCTTTCTTGTGCAGTTCAGGCGAGAAGTATTCCTTGAACAGCGACTCCCCCGTGGGTCTGTCTACCCATTCCCCTTGGATGAGCCGCCGCCACTCTACGGGATCAGAACGAAGGATGTCCTCCAAGCTCTCAACATAACCAGGGGGTAGCCTCTTGGCATTCTCCCGCATTGGAACATGGTAGACCTTAAAGTTCTTGTTCCTCTTGCCCTTGTCATCAACGCAATCCTCGAAGAACTGCTTGTAAACCCAATGGCTTGGCCCCTCTGGGTTGCAGCTCGCGCAGTATTGCTGTGGCCCCTCTATCCCTCTGCGCCTACCCAACTGGGCGGCAGGGTATCGGAAGTATTCCACCCCATCGCATTGGGTTAGCTCGTCCACATAGCAATGGCTGGGGGCTGGGCCTTTGATCCTAGTCTCGACTGCCCCTGAGTAGGGAATCGAAACCAGAAGCAATTTGCTCCAGCCCCCGAACCGATTGCGTATCCACCTGTGTCTGTCCTTCGTATTGGGGTCAAGCTTGGATACCGTGTACTCTAGCCCTATGCCTTCCTCCCATTGTGGAAGTACCAGCGTGTCCAGATCATGCCAGATACCCTCCGACCCAGTACGGATTGAAGGGGCAAGGATAAGGACTAGGGCATTGTTCTCTTCGTAGGCGTGTCGGGTCAGTTTGTGGGCAAAACCAATGGTCTTACCGCTACCTTTCTCACCGTATCCCAACACATACTTTGACGGGTCGTTAAAAATTTTCTCTTGGGTTTTGTTCAGGTCAGGGAACCAATCAGTTTTAGGTGGGGTCGGCTCTGTATCCATCACAGCTCCGGCGATGGCCTCGATCTCCTCATCTGAAAGGTTGGTCTTACTTGGCATCCTTGCTGACCTCGACCTTGCCATCAGTCTTAATCATAATGTTATTCATGGGGGCAAACCCCGGCTTACCTGATGGCCCCTTGCCGTTGCGCTCCTCGGCCTTCTGTTTTATCTGTGCATCTATCAGCGCACCCTTGATGACCTCCCGGTTGATCTCATTACGCAGCTTAACCGTATTAAACAGGGCATCATACAAGGTTTGTTCCCTCTCCTGCTCCTGTCCCTCTGCCAGTTCTCCTCTGATTTCCCTGAACACCACGCCCAACTCCATGAAATCCTTGAGCAATCCGCCCGTGGTCATCTGCCTCATCTGGCCAAGGTGCGCTGCCGCAAATGCTGATGTGGCTATTGCCTCCTGCTTGCACTCACCCTTTATCCCGACAGCCTCAAGCCCCCTACCTAGCGAAGCCTCCTCCTCTTTGAGCTTGGCCACGAACTTATCGGCTGGGTCTTGGCGGTGGATCACATCTGTTGAGGTTGGAACCTTGACATCCCCGTTGCCCCACTTTAAATTAAACTCTGGGTCTGTCTTGATTAGCTTCGTGAGCTTGTAATGACTGATCCCGACGAGATTGGCCGCTGTATCAATAACGCCGCTGGACTCATCCAATGCAATATGTATCGCCTTGCGCTCGCCGTCAGTTAACTTCATGCCGAAATGTAGTGCCTCTCTGTTGTCCTCTCTGAGCTATGCCCTAAATCCCTGGCGATCTTGGCCAACTTCCCTCCGGCTTTCTTCGCGTTGGTGGCAAATGTCACCCTAGTGCAATGGAAAGTTTTCCCCTCTACACCATGTTTCTTCATCAGCCTCTTGAAGCTCACGGAAAATCTAGCCCTGTTCCCCTTGTTGTATTCGCTTTGCTGATAAGGAAACAGGTAGGTGTCATCTTCCATCGGGACAGACATGATTGCTTTACGCAGGGCAGGACTCATCTTGAGCTTCACCCTCTTGTCCTTCTTGTCTGTCCATACGGTGATCGTGGATGAGGTTAGGCAGTCCCACTCAAGCTGGATAATGTCGCCAAGC